GTCAGAGACCAAGACGGGGATGCACTATGATCTGATTATAGTGGATGACTGTGTATCCTTCCAGAACTCCCAGACTAAGCAGCAGCTTGAGAAAACCAGGGAGTGGTACCAGTTTCTTTTGTCAATCCTGGAGCCTGACGGCCTGATACTGGTAAATGGGACAAGGTACGACGATGGAGACCTGTATGGGTGGATACTAGAGGACAGGCAGGCCTCGTTCTATGATACTCTGATCCTGGATTGCTACCGCGACGACGGGTCTGCGTGCTTCAAGCACCTAGACGGGGCCTTCTTAGAGCAGCAGGCAAAGGAGCAGGGGGATTACATCTTCTCTTGTCAGTATCGAAACCAGCCAGTACCTAAGAGCTTGGCTCTGTTCCACCAAGGGCAATTCCAGGTGATCCGGCCCTACGCCTATGAAAATATCAATATGAACAAGTATTTGCTGACTGATACGGCTGTAGGGACCAACGAGACTAATGACTACTCAGTGCTAGTAGTGATTGGGCTGGATTCCCTGGACAATGCCTACGTGCTAGATGTCCAGATAGGTCGTTGGAAGCCTGACGAGTTTGTGAGCCGATTTATCGCCATGACAGTCAAGCACGGTGTCCTTGCGGCTTCCTTAGAGCGTATACCTATGAACTTCGTGTTCTCTGAGATGATCCAGTCAGAGCTACGGAATCGGCAGATTCGTCTGCGCCTAGTGGAGATCACGGGCAGGGCCAGAGAGAGCAAGTATATGCGGGTGCAGGGCCTTCAGCCAGCGTTTGCGGCAGGAAAACTGTACTGGAGTACTGAACTAGACCCGGCTCTATTGTCCTACGAGGCAGGCTCTGGGAAGGTTACTGGAGAGATAGCAGACCAGCTACTAAGGTTTCCTCGGTACCCCCATGATGACATCCCTGACGCACTGAGCGACATCTACAGGCGTGGCAAGGAGGGTGCCCGGCTGTTCCCAGCACCACAGCAGACACCAGTCTGGCAGGACCTCAAGCCTCTTATGGTCAGCAATGGGAGGTACCAGGGGCCCCCAGAGCCAATGGAGAGCAAGGCTCCCATAGGCGGGGACTTCTTTGGTTGGGCAGCAACGAGAGTTGCTAGGTAGGAGGGGCTCATGGGGATGAAAGAGGCTCTAGTTGCAGCAGCTGGGATTGAGGACCCGGAACTTCGTCGAAGGGCTATCGAGGCAATAGTCTCAGAGTCCGAAGAGAAGACTGCCAAGATAGAGACCCTGGCCGGGTATAACCCCATCTCTAACCCCCCGGCTGGCGGTCTCCAGTATGTTTGTGGGCCTCGGGAGCCATCTGATCTTTGCCTGGCGGAAGTCGAGGCGATGGAGCGTAGCCAGAGCAGGGAGTTTCGTACACTGGTAGGGGGACGTGATGCCCCCATTGAGCGAGAGCCTGTTAAGTAGGGGATTTGGGCTGGGCAGCCCTCTCCCTCCTCTTCTGCCCAGCCCTGCCCCTCCCCGGAGGGATAATGCTAGGTAAGCCCGCCCACCCACTTGACTCCCTGTTGCCCCTCGTCAGGAAAATTCGAGCAGAGAAGATACCTGGTGACTTCATTGAGCTAGGGGTCCTGGCAGGACAGACTCTGATTCCGCTAGCCTTCATAGCGGAGACCCTTGGGAAGCGCTGCTATGGAATAGACAGTTTTAGAGGCATGTCTAAGCCTGGGGAGCGAGACGGGGCTGTAGGCAGGAAGCTGTACCCAGAAGGTCGGTTTGACCAAGGTGGTCGAGAACTGATAGACTGTCGTGTGAGTATCGCCGGTCTCGTGAATACTGAGATTTTCGAGGGGTTCATCCCAGATGTGCTAGAGAAGGTGCCCTTGCCTGGGCCGATAGCGCTAGCACATCTAGACCTGGATATCTATAAGCCTACCCTAGAGGCGCTAGAGTGGGTATGGCCTAGAATGTCCAGAGGCGGTTTCATAGCTGTGCATGACTACTGCCCCAAAAACCTTGGGATGCTGGCAAGGGGGGCCGTAGAGGACTTTCTCTCTAAGCATAGTTGCCGACAAGTCCAGGTTTCCCGCCTGACAGCGTGGTTCAGGAAGGACTAGCAATGCCGTTCTACTGTGGAGATAAGCTACTTCTTTACCACACCCCTAAGTGTGGCGGTACTTGGGCTAGATTCGCCTTGGCCTCGGCTGGGCTGCCTTGGAAGATGCTTGATGGCTACCACCAGCACGCAACTTCCCAGGAAGTCCCGGAGAGCCTAAAGGCTGGCAGAGTACCCTTCTGTCTAGTTAGGAAGCCTGAAACGTGGCTGCAGTCCTGCTGGCGGTTCAAGATGCAGAAGAATGGGCACAGGTGGACTCGGGACCATGCTCAGGCGGAACTATGGTACGCTCCCACATTCGAGGAGGCCATAGAGAGGTACCTGACGAGTATGCCAGGCCATCTTAGTAGATACTTCTATCGGTTTGTCTCTGGATGTCGCGGAAATGTTCTTCGGCAAGAGTGCTTAGCTGATGACTTAGTAGCCCTACTTCGGAGAGTGGGGGCCACCTTTAGCGAGAAGGCGCTGAGGGCCTTTCCGCCCAAGAACGTAGGGCTCTACGATGACTGCCAGTATGGTCCGGGGCAGCTAGAAAGAGTTAGGCAGGCTGAGATAGAGACCTACAAGCGGTTCTATGGAGGAGTATAATGCCTACCAGCGCTCCAGACTGCATGTCTGAGGTCTGCAAAACTATCATAAAGTTACGCCCTAGGTCAGCACTTGACCTGGGCGCAGGCTTCGGGAAGTATGGAGTTCTCCTGAGGGAGTATATGGACCATTGGTGGGGCCGTGTGGAACCCCAGGACTGGGAAGCTCGGGTGGATGCCGTCGAAGTCTTCCCCAGGTATGTGACAGACCTGTACTACACAGTTTATTCCAATGTGTATCTGACGGACATCCGGTCCTTCCTAGCAGACAAGGCGCGGGAGAGCTTCACGTATGACCTGTGTTACTTTGGGGACGTAATAGAACATTTCCCCAAGCAAGAGGCTTGGGAGGTGTTAGGGAAGATTCCAGCCAAGTACGTCCTTGTGCAGACGCCTAACTTTGACACTAACCCCAACAGGGGGGCTCTCCACGGTAATGAGGCTGAGAGGCACCTGTCTCGCTTCTACCCCGAGGATTTCCAGAGATCGGGAGCAAAGATTCTGTGCTCTGGCCGACTTCTCTTGGTTCTAGTTGATAAGGAGGCCTGGAAATGCGGGTAGTCCACGTGGCTAGGACGCCAGTTGTGGGGGTCCCCGGAATCCTGACCGACCTGATGAACAAGTACATGCCAGGGGTAGATGCCGCCTGCTGTGAGGTCCCTACGGCGTATCGGGACAGGGAGGTCTATAAGACCTTGACCACCACATCCGCCGGGGACCTTGGGGAGGCGGATGTGGTGGTCATACACAACATCCCGCCATACCACTTGGTTGAAGTCCTGCGGGGGCTCCCCTGTGTCCGCATGGTCCACTCCCAGCCCAGTCTGATAGGGGCACAGCCTACCTCAGATTGGCCGATACCTTTTGGTGTAGTCGCTCAGTACTGGCCAAGAACTTGGAGGGGCAAGAAGTTTGACCTCCTGCCTAATGTCTTGGACATCTACGATGAGCGATTCAGGCCCAAGAGTGTTCCGCTTGACCGGATTAAGGTAGCCTACTTCCCGTCTCACTCGGGGAAGCACCCCCCTAAGAGTGATCTGTTTGGGAATAACAAGGGGCCGGAAGAGACCCTAGGGATTCTTTGCGATTTCGATCTAGATGTCGATACTGGCAGTGGTGTGGACTTCTGGGAGTGCATGGAAAGAAAGCGGAATGCTCATATTGTGATAGATGAGTGTGTGACTGGGGGCTATCATCGGGCCTCGCTTGAGGCAGCGTCCATGGGCAAGGTAGCTGTCAATGCAATGGACAAGGAGACAAGACTATGCCTAGAGGCAGTCTCGCAGTGCCCGTCAGGAGAGTTCCCGTTCTTGACTACAAGCCTGGACCATTTACGGAAGGCCTTGCAAACTATCTTAGCGCATCGCTATGCCGTAAACTTGATAGGTGGGTACGCGAGGGAGTGGATGGAGAAGTACTGGGACCCAAGGACTCTCCTGGAGAGGTGCTACGCCCCACTTCTGGCAAAGGCTGTAAAGCCAGTGGACCTAGGCAAGTAGGGGGGATATCTCCCCAAGCCTTGACCGGGTATGCCAGAGGCTGGCCAGCTATCTGCATTGGCAATGCATGGTCCTTGAATGACCTGGACTTGTCTCGTCTGGGGAGTGTTATAACCATAGGCTGTAATCGGCTGCTCCGGCTGTACCACCCCACATTCTTCACTGTCTGTGACCGGGCTCCCTACATTCAGGAGATGGGCCATATCCGAGCAAGCGCTTCAGTCCCTCTGCTGCCTGACAGTATCTTTGACTCCTCCGTTGTGTGCCGCCGCACTACTGCCCAGCCTATCCCAGACTTCCCTTGGGTTCGGTTTGGAGTAGTCACTTCTCGCCACCCCGGGAATGGATGTGCTCAAGCGGTGAAGACTAGGATAAGCTACCCTCTGCTAGCAGGTGACGCAACTGCCCCGCTTGTGACAGGTGCTAACATAGCCTATGTTATGCTACAGTGGGCGTATCTTATGGGCTGCAATCCCATAGGCTTCATAGGTGTAGATATGGCATGGCAGTCCGAGGACAAGTCCCACTTCTTCGGGCGCGGTCGGGCGGAAGGGGCGTTTCCATTCAATACAGCCTACACTATGTCCTACTTCAACGAGGCCGCAAAATGGCTGAAAGAGCATGACCCTGACCGGAAGGTGTATAATCTGTCTCCTATAGAGGGGGAGTTCCAGAGCTTCGAGAGGATGGACTACTATGAGTTCTTCGAGCGATACGTTAAACGGATCACATCAAAGAGAGACCCTGTTCGTGTTAGGCAATTCCTACAGCTTGGGACTTCAGGACCTAAGGCCCCTCCTGGGCAGAAATACGATTGGGGTGAACCGGGTACTGCGCCACCCCCTAGCAGTGAGTGGGCAATTCCCAAAGTATCTGCTGCTGGTAGACCGGACAGTAGTGGAGGCAGAGGCTCAGCGGATTTCAGCCTTCGCGGGGAAGGTGGTCGCCTTCCGGGCTATTGAGGGGGCACTTCGGAACCTCGACGTAACCCCTTTCACATTTGGTCTTAGAACCTCAAGTGGGTGGACACTGACAGGCGACATGGAACTTTCTTCAAATACTTCTGTCTATGCTGTACAGCTTGCTCGGCGTATGGGGGCCGCCAAGATTGTGCTCCTAGGGGTAGATTTGTCTGGGTATAGCCGCAAAGACTCCCACTTCTTTGGGGATGGGAAAAGGGAAGGTTGCAAGTTAACCCAAAATTCCTTAGAAAAAGTGCTTGACAACCTGGGGTGTTTTGTGGTAAGATGTGAAAGTGAGGGGATACAAGTGGTAAACGCTTCGCCAGTCCGAGGACCTATGGACTCTGTGATGCCCCGCCAGCCATTCAAGGAGGCTCTCTCCGGTGTCTAAAGATATCCAAGACAAGATCGTGGCAGAAGAGGTCTCCACCAACAGGGACCGTTTTGTCTCGGGTACTAACTACGCTGATGACCAAGATGTAGCTGCTAGGGCCCTACGCCACGTGGTCTCAGATGTAGAACGGATGAGAAATCAGCGCACAAGACTGGAGAACAAGTGGCTTCTGTGTTATAAACTGTGGGACGGAACGCCGCTGTCTAAGTATACCTCCAGTGCGGAGAGTGTTCACGTACCTGAGCCCTATAAGGCCGTTGAAGCCGCTGTCCCCCGCATTAGACGAGGCCTGACTGGTTCTGCCGAGTGGTTCAGGCCCACAGCTTCCACCGAAAGCTCTGTCCAGAACCTTCGTAGTATCCAGGAGGTTCTGCACAGCGATTTGTATGAAGACCACTTTGAGCAGAAGATATCGGCCTTCATACGGGATGTCTTAATCTACGGTGACTGCCCGGGGAAGGTGTACTGGAAGTATAGAGCAAAGAGCATAGTCTATAATCAGGCAGGAGCGCCTAAGGTCACCACAAATGGCCCTGTCATAACCAGCAAGACCCCTACAATGCGGCGGGGGGTACCAAGCGTAGTGGTCGAGGACCATCCTACGTTCGATATTCGTGATATCTATGACTTCTACACGGACGCTCTCCGATTTGATCTCCAGGAGTCGCCGGGCAATGCCGAGGCTTTCGTAAGGACCATTGAGCATCTCAGGCAGATGGAGATGGTCGGCCTGTACAAGAATGTGGACAAGCTGCTAGCAACGGAGCAGCGTAAGGCAGAGGAGGCAGAGGAGGCTCGGGGGCAAAGCGCAGGAGCAGGCGGGCTCTATGCACAGAGCTATGGTGACCGGAGGCACGATGCTTCTGGTGGCACTGAGAGTCCGACGAATGCCCGGCCTGGCGAGTACCGACTTCTGGAGTACTGGGGCTGGTTTGACCTCCACGACGACGGTAACTTTGTGGAGTGTGTGATAACGGTAGCCGAGGACCACACTGTTCTCCAGGTTCGTCGGAACCCCATGTGGCATGGGATTCGCCCCTACGTTAGTGGGCATGGCAACAGGTCGTCTAACCGCTTCTACTCGAAGGGGCTAGTTGAGGTTATAGTACGGTTGTGCATGGAACTAGATGACACGAGAAACCTGCGTCTAGAGGCCGCACATCTTAACCTGTCTCCGATGTTCCGGGCCTCCTACGACTTCGCTTACTCTGGCAACGAGCTAACTGCCAGGTCTGGGCAGATTTTCCGGGGAGAGAGGGGGTCCATAGAGCCTATCTACCAGCCCTCCATGGACAGGGCTGCCGAGAGTACGGAGCAGGCCATCAAAAGAGATATCCAAGAGGTCACCGGGATGCCAAGTCTCTACCAGGGCCAGCGATCTGGGGGCTCCGGTGGTGCCGTTACGGCTACCGAGGTGGCTACCATGGCCCAGGAGGCTAATACCCGCATAGAGGAGACGGCCTACAATATTGGCGTGTTCGCGCTGTCCCCAATGCTGGAAATGTTCCATGCCCTGGACCAGGAGTACATCTCCAAGGCTAAGGAGATTTCGATCCTCGGCCTGGACGGTATCCGTGCCGGGATCAAGAAGGTATCTCCAGAGCAGATTGCTGGGCAAGTTAGGATAGACATCCTGACTCTCCCGGAGATCAGCCTAGTGGGGCTGCACGCAGCCCAGATGACCCGCTATCTCGGGTCTATGGGGGACCTGATTGTAGCTAACCCTGGACTTGTGGATGTCAAGGAGTTGATGAAGTTAGGCTTTACCCAGACCTTTGGGTACAAGCATGTTGACCGCATCTTCCCAGACTCGCAGAGACCGGAGGACCAGGTGACCCCAGGAGAGGAGAACTTGGCGATAATCTCTGGGCACGCGGACCAAGTTCTGGTCAAGCCTGCAGATAAGGACCTGATACACCTCCAGGTCCACCAAGGCTTCATGGATACGCAACTGTACGAGAGGCAGGAAGAACTGACTCAGAGACAGTTGGCTGCGCACATACAAAACCACATTCTCCAGCTTGAGCAAAAGTCCCAGGCTGCTATGCCTGTCCAGCCTGACCAAATGATGGCACAGGGTGCAGGGATGGCTGCTGGGGGTGGACCAGGAGGGGGGCGGCAAGCCCCGGGGCCTCAGTCACTCAGTGGTGTGGCGCGCTCCGGCGCGGCCATGCGGGCTAGTGACATGGGGGTAGGAGGGTAGCATGGTTGATTTCCCTGACCTGATTGAAAGAGAGACCCTAGCAAAGTCCCAGAAAGAAGCTCGCAAGGTGGACATCTTGACGCGCCTGGAGTTCTTCAGGCGTCTTAGCTCCCTCCACACTAGCTCTGGGTGGAAGGAGCTTGAGGAGTCCTTGCGAGTCCGGGAGGAGGCTCTTATTCGCAGAATCATTGATCCAGCCTCCTCTACCGAGGTCGTACTGCGCTGCACTGGAGCCTTGACGGAAGTAAGGTCAATGCTAAGTGGTCCCAAGCTCTCGGCAGAACGCGTTAGCCAGCTTGAGGCTGAACTGAACTCTCTGGAGGCCAATGGCGGCCTCCCGACATAACCGGACCTGTCACCCGGAGGTGTAGTATGGACCCCACCAGTCCAAGTAGCGAGATTGCTGCAGCCGCTGATGCCGTTAGGAAGGGTCTCGGCATCCAGAGTCCCCCGGAGCCCGCTCCTGGAGACAGTGGCCCGGAAGACCCTGCAGCTAGGGCCCCGGAGGCACCCGCCCCTCAGCCTGCTACAGTAGTCCCTAAGGAAGAGTTTGACCGGCTTATGAGCATCAAGGACAAGGCAATCTCGGATGCAAAGTCTGAGAGAGACGCCCTTGTCAGACGGCTTGAGGCTCTAGAGGCTGAGTTGGTCAAGCCCACTTCCTCCCAGGACGGTGAGCCTGCTCCAGAGGAGATGGCTCCCCATGATTCTATGCTAGCTTCCCTACAGAATCGTGTTGCTGAGTTGCAGAGGGCCGAGCGCAGGAGGGGTCTTGAGGCCCTTTTCTCCTCTGAGAAAGGGTATGCGCCTGGACTAGTAGACAAGTACTGGGACGCTGTTACTAAGAAGATGGCTGATGTGCCTGGACTCTCCTCAGCAGAGGCTATGAGACTCATAGTCCCAGAGAGTGAGTTGCGGGCGAGCCAAGATGGCGTTTCCAGCCCTCCGGCTCCGAGAGCAGAGGGTGGCCCCTCAAATACTGGGGGAGCCGAAGGTCACCAGTCCCGGCAGGAACCGACTGAGAATGCTCTCGACTCGGTGAGACTGAACTCCGAGGCTGCAGCCCTCTGGAATGAGGGTAAGGCCGCAGATGCCAGGGCTAAGATGAGAGAGGTCCTGGCTGCCAGAGCTAGGGAGCTTCTCGCCACCTAACGAAAGGCAGGAAGCAAAATGGCTTTCATGGCAAACGCCAACACCGTTAGCTCTTGGGCTGTCGGTGCGGCAGGGGGTAACCGGGAGGACCTCCTGGACATCATAACGAACATCTCCCCGGCAGAGACGCCGTTTCTGTCGTCCTTTGGGAAGTCGGCCGCTAAGGCGATCAGCCACGACTGGCTTCTAGACGTCCTGACCAGCTTTGGGGACCCCGCTAACGGGAACTCGGACGTGCAGGCTACGCCGGAGTCGTATGACGCCACGTTTGCGCTGCCGACTAACCCCAAGAGGCTGTACAACAACACCCACATCCTCCGAGTCACCCTGGATGTGTCCGAGACGCAGCGCAAGGTTAACGCGGCGGGTCGAGTTGACGACTTCGCCTACCACCTTGACAAGAAGGCTAAGGAGTTGTCGCGGTTCATCGAGTTCGCGGGCATCCACTCTGAGAAGGCCGACCAGGCCGTCGTGGGTAACGCCCAGGGCTCGCCGATCACGGCACGGAAGATGTGCGGCGTGATGCAGATGAATGGCGATGACCCGTGTGGTACGAGCCTGACCTCTGCTTATGAGGGGACGATCACAGACCCCTCTGGCTCGCCATACACCCGTCTCACTGAGGCGATCTACAACGATCACCTCGCCAGTGTGTGGGACAAGGGTGGGGAGCCGGATCACACCTACGTGAACTCCGTTCAGAAGCGGGAGATAAGTGGCTTCGGTGACGGGATCAGACGTAGGACCATCGCGCTAGATGCTAGGCGACTGGTGAACACCATCGACGTGTACGACAGTGACTTCGGGATGCAGGTTGTGATGCTCCACAGGTACCTCAACAAGCGTCATGTCCTGACGCTCCAGAGGGACAAGTGGCAGTTTGCTTTCCTGAGGCCAGTTGTCTTCACCCCCTTGGCCAAGGTTGGCAACTCGGACAAGGCAATGATCGAGGGCGAGCTCACGCTAGAGTGTCGTGCCCCCGCTAGCGGTGGGTACATCACTAACCTGAGCAACGTCTATGGCTCGGTCGCGTAGCTAAGACCTGTGGGGGGAGGGCCTTCGGGCTCTCCCCTCACACAGGAGGTGCCATGGTCCCCTGCATCAAGTATAAGCTCATCGACGGGAAACTTGTCTGTCTCGGGGAGAGTCGTAGGCGATCTCCCACAGCTAGGCCTCCCCTGGAAGTACTCTATAACGAGTCCTACGATGACGAGGGGAGAGGTATACCAGGGGATGTCAGAGAAAAGCATTACGCGGAACACGTTAAAGCAATTCGTAAGACTGGAGGCCTAACCAAAGGTAGGCGAATGAGACATATCGGCAGTATCCCATCAGAGCACTTCTGGAAAGTACAAGCTGAGTCTAGTCAGGGTCGGCCAGATGACGGTCGTCTTAACGACCACTCTGAGCTTAAGCGTTTCATCAAGGAGAATGACTATAACGTGGCTCCCAAGAGCGCGTTCTAGGGGGACGCATGGCAATAGTTGTCCAGTTCAGAGATCGCTTCGACCGAGGCAATGGCGCAGACCTTGGGGACTCCTGGAGGGTGGAGGCAGGCAGCCTGCAAATCGTTGACCAGTCTGCCAGGCAAGTAGCTGGTGGCTCCTTCGCCGTCACCGCGCGGGCTGTCTCTGTGGACGAACTGTCGGAGCCGAGTTGCTCAGTCAAGGCAGAGGTTGCGATAGAGGCTTGTGATGGGGCTCCCTATATCGAGTTGTTCGCAAGAGCACAGGAGGACACAGAAGGGTCCCCTTACCAGACTAACCGCTGGTATGGCGTCCGGTTGACTAGCAATGCGGATGGTACGTGGACTCTGGCCCTGACTAAGAATGACAGCGGGACAATTACAGTCGTGACTTCTGCGACTGTGGTCCCATCCTCCCCTGACACGGCTATACACAATCTTAAGCTGGATGTCAGGGACTGCGAGAGTTACGTTACTCTGTACGCATACCTGGACGACATGGACGTAGCGGATGTGTCCTACACTGACAAAGTTTCTCCGATTTGGAAAGAGGCTGGCTACTTTGGCTTCCAGGTCTATGAGGGCTCTGCACAGACAGACTCCGATGTAGTGGTCTCTGGGTTTGAGGCGGCTGCGCTAGTGTCGGTTGTAGAGTTCCCAGAGCTAGTAATACCTGACCCCTACGGCTACACCTACTCGGAGCTTGTGGAGCAGGCTAGAGTTCGTTTGGACCGCTCGGGTAATAGCCAGTTTAGCCAGAGCCAACTTCTGGACATGCTTGGAGCCGCCGAACAGGAGATATGGGCCATGTCTCCGATCTGGTGGTGGGCCCAGTATCTCGTGACTAGACGGACCACCGCCGGGCAGATGTGGTATGAGATGCCACCGTATGTAAGACGGGTACGACTGGTTTACTACCCGGGTGGGTACATGTCCATGGGAACTGTATCGGCCGATAGGTTCTTTGAGGTTGAGCCGGGAGCAGCCACCACGACGGGGACGCCGAGGCAGTTCGTCCCTTATGGCAGGGGATCAAACGGAGGGCTAAAGTACGCACTGTGGCCTGTGCCCGACTCTGAGATTACCTTCTATGCCATGACGTATGTAAAACCTCCTAGACCCACCTTGGACAGGATGCCCTTGCTCCCTGAGGAGTGGTCGGAGGCCCTAGTCCTGGGAGCGTTGGACAGAGCTTTCATGCATGACACAGATCGAGCCGTAGCCCAGGAGAATCGGGCTCTGTTTGCTCGAATTGTCCAGTCTATGCACAGGGATAACACTGTCCGCAACATGGAATTCGACAGAGTTATGTCTGAGCTAGAGCGTAATCGGTCCCGGGCGGCAGACCTCCTCCCAGTGACGAGGATTGACCAGCTAGGGAGGTAACCGTGAGTCTGTCTCCAGAAGTCAGAGTAGACTCCTTCGGTGGAGCTATCGTAGATGTCAATCCCCTCGATGTCCCTCTGGGTTTTGCCGCTGTAGCGAGAAATGTCTACTCCCCAGTCTCTGGGTCTCTTGCTAAGCGCCCAGGGTTTACACGCCATGCTCACATCCAGTACACGGGAGCCGTGTCTGCCCTGGCTTCCGTAGACGATGTGACCTTGGTCATTGGGGGGTCGATCTGCGATGTCTAGCCTTGTTGAGGTACGGGCACCCCTGAAGAGCCCCTCTGAATACGACCCTACCCAGGTCCCGGTAGCAGTGGCTAGGAACGTCTACTCCCCTAAGATAGGGGTAGTAAGCAAGAGGCCGGGGTTTGCTCGCCAGCTTCAGTCTCAGTATAGAGGCCCAGTTAGCCTGCTAGCTCTCCCCTCTGGGGTATGTGGATATATCCGAGAGGGGCTGCTGCTATTCTCTGGAGAGACTGGTGACTGGGACCCGGCTGGGCCTACACCGTGGGGGGGCGCTGCAGGCGGTAACGGCGGGATCATTCTAGCGCCAGTTCCTTCGGACCCGCTTGACCCCGTTGAGCCAGCAGAGCCCGAGCTACCCCTGTACCCCAACGACGAGTTCGACTCGGTGTCTGGCTACTGGAATATAGAGGACGCTAATCGGATGGTCGTGGGCGGGGGAGACCTGTACGCTGATGCTGGCATTTCTGAGGGAATAGCAGAGTGGTACACCACACTCCCGTCGGCTCCCTATGACGAGGCGATTAGCTGGTCTATTGAGGTAGCCGCCAGGCTTGCCCTCTCTAGCGTGTCAGGTGGGGGGCAAGTGAGCATTGAGCTTGAGTCCTCTAGGGTAGGATATCCCGTAGCCGCTATCTCACTTGGAGCAAGTTTCTATGACTACGGGGGTTCTCCACATCATCGGGTTTTCCTGGGGGCCAAGTCTGGCAATGATCTGCCAGGTGTAACGGAGATTGAGTGCCTAATACAGCTAACCTTCAGCCCAAACCAGGTCAACTACCACATGGTCGCCGTATCACCGGAGTTCTACGCGCCAGACGATACGGCCATTGCCCTGGCTGACTACTGGGGGCTAAATCCTCAGCCTATTACAGTCCGCTTGAAAGCTAATGCTAATACTACGGCCAGCCAAATACACTATGTTAGGACTACAGAGTAATGAGTGTCCTTCAGGCACTAGACTACCCTAACTCTCTGTTCTCACAGGCTGTAGTGAATAAGCGTCTGATGCTCGCCAATGGTTTAGAGAGCATCTACCAGTACCATCCAATAGCCAGGGGTGTCTATCCAGGCAGCATGTTTAGGCCCGATGATGGCGCTTCCGCCGCTGACACCCCGGGGTCTCCTGATGCCCTCTCAGGAGACTACGTCTATCGGTACACGGAGTATTCTCAGACTACAGACGACGAGTCTCCGGCTAACGAGACTGATATAGAAGTGACCGCTAATAGTGGCCAGGTCACTATTAGTGGGTTCCCTGCGGCCCGGAACTCCCACACTACCCACTGGAGAGTCTACCGCACAGTGGCTGGAGGGGCGTGGCCAGTCATGGCAAGAGTTGGAGAGGTGGCCATAGCATCTCCAGCCAGCCTAGTTGACTCTATAGCTGACGAGGACCTGGACTTTGCTAATGAGGGTCTTGTCACGGCCACAGGATTCCCCGAGAATCGCCCATATCTCGTTCACGTAAGAGACCGACTCATTCTGCTGGGAGACAGGGTCCAAGAGGGTACGGATGCTTCCGCCACCAACGGGTCCCTTGAGGTGACTCTTGGAGATGCTGATATCGTCCTAGGCCTTGGACTAGTCGGTAAGGAGATTGTTTTCACAGCCGATAAGCGGGCCTACGCAATAGACGATGTTGACCTAGCAGCTTCGCCGCCCACTATCATCCTTGGCACTGCCTACGCAGGCTCAACTGGCTCCGGGAAGGCTTATACTCTCTGTGGTAACTCCAATGCAGCAGATGCTTCCGAGCCTCGCTACCCAAACAGGGTTCCTGCCTCTAGTCGTCGATACATTGAGCATGGAGACGGGGATAGAGTCACTGGAGGGTGTGAGTATAACGGGGCTTGTCTAGTCTTCAAGCGTAGGAAGGTCTATCTTTGGGAATGGGACCTGTACCCCCAGGAGCCCTACGGGCACATACAGTGTATTTCCAAGGGGATGGGCTGCTTATCTCATTGGACAGCTGTAGAGTGCACGGATGGAATTGCCCGGTGGCTTGGAAACGAGGGTATAGTGGAGTATACCGGAGGGAAGCCCCGCTATAACCCTCTCTCCCTTGCAAATCAGAGTATCTTTTCTAGTCTACCAAGGGATGATGACAAGGGACTAATTGAGCGGTCCTGTGCAGTAGACTGGTCTGCCGAGAATCTGTACATCGTAACAATTCCGCAAGACTCAGATACCCTGGGCTGCTCTCAGGCAGCCATCTATGACTATGCAAACAAGGCACTGTACTTCTGGGAGTTCAATCACGAGATTCGGTCCATGGTCATGGGCAGAGACGACTCTGGTGATGAAATTGTCTTGTTTGGGGATACAAACGGATATGTGTGGCAGCTTGGGGTAGGGCATACCGATGGCGTTGGTACTCCAGCCGTCACAGGTACAGTCTCTGGGACTATCTCCAGCGCCTCCGACGGAAGCCCAGCTACCATAACTGATAATGCGGCACTCTTCATAGTCACGGACGGTAGCCCGGAAGTCCTGGGCCTCGATGGTTGCTATGTAACTGTCCAGAGGGAGTCTGATGGAGTTACCCAGACTTGTCGGATAGCCTCCAACGGTCTCCATGACCTCTACGTAGATGCCTTAGACTGGGTCCCAGAAGAGGGAGACCAGTATTGGGTTGGCGGAATTGATGCCCGCTACGAGTCAGGATGGATAGACTTCGGAGTAGTCAATGCTATCAAGCGAGCTATGTATACACATCTAGTGTTTGCTCCCGAGGATGAGCCCTCATCGCTACGATACCAGCACTACACCGACTTCAACACGGAGGCTTTACCCCTTTCTGACCACTCTGACAGAGAGGGAGAGACAGGGTACACAGACCGATACCTAACGGTAGACCTAACTAATGAGGCAGGTCGTGAGCGCCTCAAGTTGGGTGGCGTCAGGGCCACTTACCATAAGTGGGCGATCTCTAGTGATAGACCAGCACAGCCTTTTGAGATACGTCTAGTAGCTTTTGACGTTGAGGCGGGGACGCCATAATGAGGCCCAGGGACATAGCCGACGAGGCTTGGCGAGGCCATAGCCTAGACCCTGCCCCGATTGACCACCAGCATCAGGGGGTACATGCGCTCTTTGATGCCGACGGCAGCTATGTCCTTGGTGATATCACTCTGCTGGGAGACGTGGCTATCGAGGTCGCAATTTCAAATCACGATGTTCAAATTGCACTGGCCCCCTCCGGGGACCTTGACCTTGGGTCCATAGAAGTTCGTGCAGAGCAGTTCTATGCGGACGCTACTGAGGGTACCGCGCCTTTCATAGTAGATTCCACTACGTTAGTAGACAACCTCAATGCTGATCTGCTAGATGGTCACGAGTGGCTGGATGTTGAGTCTGAGAATGACGTGACCCTTAGCACTGTCCGGGCATGGCTGTCCTCACTCCACATTGAGAGCTTTCCCGGGTACCAGGCCGTGGAGGACCTAATCACTGCATCCCAGGCAGCGGCAGATGCCCACGCAGCCCGGCATACGGACGGCTCCGACGATATCCAGAGCGCAGAGGCAGGCTCTCCCGGGCAGAAGGGTTTGATGACCGCAGATCAAGCCAATAAGCTGGATGGAGTTGCTACTGGGGCAGATGTTACCGCAGACAATCCTCCCCAGGCCCATGCAGCTTCCCACCAGAACAGCGGGGCAGACGAGATTAGTGTAACTGGGCTCTCGGGGGTGCTTGCAG